CAACTGTTCTGCTCTCCGTCGAGAATCCTTAAAGTTGCTATTGCCATGGTCAATAATAATATCCCCGTCGCCAAGTAATGGTAGTAACTCATTGAGTGTGTCCTCTACTAATTCTGCGGGAATAACAAGTTGAAAAATACCAGGGCACTTACCAACCTGTCCATCTTGATGATGTACTTGTTTTACAAGGTTTTCAATGCTGGTAGTAACTCCACTAACATAACCTTTTTCAAATGCCTCTTCAGCTTTCTTGTAGTTACGCCTGTAACCCCAAACTTCAATGTCTTGCTTCATCATACGACGAGCCATGCCCTCGCCCATACGACCAAGACCAATCATTCCTACTTTCATTTTTGTTTCCTTCAATTTAATGTGATTTTGAGAGATGGGAGAAGAGGGTCTATGACTCCAATGAGTCTAAGCAGACCCTCAGCAAAAAGTGCGAGAACAACCCAACCAACACACATTGAAATAATCCCAGCATTACGATTATGTTTTCGTATTGCATCATCAATCATCTCCTGTACTTTGTCCTCAGTCACATAGTGACTGGGTTTGATTTCATCCATTCGATGTGCCACTAATCAAATCCATCGCGTGTTTTAACTCCTGTGAATGATTTATCTCATCATCCATTATTTTAGTAATTTCCTGATCATTGGGATGTTTTGTCAGGAATTTCGCATATGTTTCAGCCGCATGGATTTCTACTTCGTATGAGAGATGGTAAGCAGACCTAGGAGCCAACCAGTAATAAACCACATTGACCCAATAGTAGATAAGTACAAGGTGTTTGGCGACAAAGCGATCCACCCAATAAGTATTACCGCCCCTAGATTCCATGTATTCCAGATGTTCTGTTTCATTTAATGTCTGTGCAAAATGCTCTTTCATCAAATACAGGTGCTCAGGACCACGGAGTCCTAATGACTCCCTCAAATGTAATACACTTAAAAATGCGAAATAAGGTGCCCTAGCGATTTCTTCAAGCACCCAGAAGCGTGGATAGTCTCTACCTTTATAAAGATAGTCTAAAATGTTGACTGTAATATCTAAAGTCAACTTGTTTAATTGCTCCATGGGACATTTTAATAAAGTTCTTCTTCTGCCTCCGCTTTGATTACACAGTCAGAAGTTGGATATGAAACACAGAGGAGTGCAAAACCTGCCTCAATCTGATCGTCGTCCAAGAATGATTGGTCTTCTTGGTTAACTGATCCTGACTCAATTTTACCAGCGCATGAAGAACATGCACCAGCCCGACAAGAATAGGGTAAATCAATACCCTGATTCTCTGCTTCATCAAGAATATAAGAATCTTCTGGACACTCAAAAGAAGTTTCGGTGCCGTCTAGTTGTTTGATTAAAATTGAATGCATTTTTGATTACTCTACATGTACAGTGCCGATCATGCCAGCTCCTTTATGAGGAGCACACCAATAGGTGTAGTCACCAGCATCAGGAAAGGTGACATCAAACTCTTCTCCAGGAAGCATTGCAAGAGATTCGTGTGCGAGATCAGGGCGACCTTCCACGATAACATTGTGTGGAGGAAGCATGTTGTTTACAAAATGTACTGATTCTCCCGCACTAATAGTAATTTCAGCGGGCTCAAACACAAGGTTGCCATTTGAACCCATTTGAACATCAACAGCCCACGCTGGAGCTGCCAAAAATAGTGTAGCGAAAAGTGCCAAAAGGTACTTCATGACTTGTCTTTTGCGACTATACTATCTAGTAATTTAATTAGATATTGTTTTTTCAAATATCAGGATTTCAGAACTCAAATCCCATATCTTTTCCCATATCCCTCATCCTCTCCATTGACTCTTTTTTCTCCTTCATTACTCCGTCAATAAATCCCATTCTATACTCCCAAGTCTGACCTCCGTCTTGTCCTTTCTTGGGATTAATACATTTTTCGTCGCCTAGTTTGTTGCAAACAAGACCAGCAAGGTCAAGCTCACTAGACTGAGATGAACCGCCAGTGCCACGCCAGACATGAGTCCCATTAATCCAGGTTGCCCCACACTTTTCACACTCTACTCTCTGTAATTTAAAATCTGAAAATTCGTTGTCAGACATGAAACCTCCAGTAGGTATCCTACAGATACATTATAGGTCTATTTAGAGGTAATCGCTTATATAATTCGTTACAAAATCAGCAGTTCCATGCCCTGAGTGACTTATTAATTCTGCTATCGGGATCAGAAGCAGTCTTCTTAGAAGTCAACTTCTTCTTCATTCCCTTCATCCGCGCACAAAAGCTTGCTCTACGAGGGTTTCCAACTTTTTTTGAAGGTGCCTTAAGATCGCTTCCTGGGTTTTGGCGTTCATACGACTTTCTACCTTTTTCATTTAGTCCCCCCTCAGGATTTTTGCCTGATTTTTTCTGCCAATCTTCATTCATTTTAGCACAAGAATCATCAACCTTATCAGCCTCAAAATCAGCTGTGGTTGTAACTTTTTTCTTCTTTGCTTCTGCTAAGAATGAGTTAATATCAGAGTATGATCCGAACATGTTGCGGATGAACTATTTCCTGAATAATATTTATACTCATTTACTATCCTTCTTCTCACTCTCATGTAAGCTTGGTTCCTTCTCTTCTTTCTTTTTGGTCGGAACAACCCCGAAAGTAGCTAAAGTTCCTGTGAAGACCGAAGCTATGAAAGTTGGATCGATATTTTTTTGAGGAATACCAGGAACAGTTACATAATTAAGAGTC